TCGGATGAACGTGATCCTCGCGCGCATACTTGGTCGTTGAGCCCACCACCGCCGACGCGGCATCCATCAGCGGCGCGACTGTCGCAGGAGGAACGGCTACGCCAGCGCCGGTCGCGATGCCATCGAGCTTCGTTTTATCCGTGCCGGTCATAAACCCGGCGGCACCAGCCGCGATCACATTGGCATGAGCTGTGCCGCCGGTTCCTGCGTGGCTCGCGTCGAGCTTTGCGGTGTCGGATGGGTGTTTATGGTCTTCACGCGCGTACTTTGTCGTTGACCCGACTGCAGCAACGCCGTCCATCAGCGGCGCAACGGTCGCGGGCGGGACGGCTGCAGTGGCCACCGCGCCGCTCACGAATGCGGTTGTTGCGATGGTGGTATCGTTGTCACCAGCGGTCGGCGTCGGTGCGGTTGGATTGCCGGTGAGGACAGGCGATGCCAGATCGGCTTTGAGGTTCAACGCTGTCTGCGTCGCGGTCGAGACCGGCTTACTGGCGTCGGAGGTGTTATCGACATTGCCAAGACCGACATCGCCTTTGGCTCCCGTCGCCCACGCGCCTGAGCCTGCAGTCGGTCCTGCTTTGAGTAACATGCCGTTGGAAGTTGTGCCGGTCGCTGGCACATGCAGGTTGCCGTCTCCGGTCGGGTGAACGTAGTTGTTCGCGCCGTCAGCCACGCCGTCGAGCTTGCTTTTATCCGCACCGATCATGAAGCCAGCCGCACCCGCCGCGACCACGTTGGCGTGCGCCGTGCCGCCTGTTCCCGCATGCGAGGCGTCGAGCTTCGCCGTATCGGACGGATGCTTATGGTCTTCACGCGCGTACTTGGTTGTGGTGCCAACCGCAGCGACACCGTCCATCAATGGTGCGACGGTGGCGGGAGGAACTGACGCCACTGCGCCGACTGCAGTCGTCACGAAAGCGGTCGTTGCAATCGATGTATCGTTATCGCCAGCGGTCGGCGTTGGCGCGGTCGGCGTGCCGGTAAACGCTGGCGAAGCCAGATCGGCCTTCGACGTGTCCTTCGGGTGAACGTGATCGCCGCGCGAATAGAGCGGCGATGTGCCAGCCGCCGCCGTCCCATCCATGATCGGATTGGCATTGCTTGGCGAGCCGCCACCACCACCGCCGCCAGCGGCAACAGCGTAGGCGACGAAGGCAGTTGTCGCGATGCTACTGTCGCTGTCGCCGGGGTCTGGGGTCGGGGCCCTCGGGTTGCCGGTAAAGACCGGCGAATCTAAATCCGCCTTCGTTACATCAGTGGGATGTCTGTGGTCTTCCCGCGCATACTTCGTCGTCGTGCCGACTGCGACAGCTCCGTCCATCAGTGGCGCAACGGTCGCGGGCGGCACAGTTATGGTGGCCACCGCGTCGGTCACGAAGGCTGTCGTCGCAATGCTGGTGTCGTTGTCGCCTGCGGTCGGGGTGGGGGCCTTCGGGTCGCCCGTGAAAGTCGGCGAAACTATTGGTGCCTTCGACGTATCGCTAGGATGGACGTGGTCGGCGCGCGAATACTGTGGATTCACGCCGGGGGATACGCCGCCATCCATCAGCGGGTTGGCATTGCTCGGAACGCCAGTGCCAGCGGTACCAGCGGCAACGGCTGCGGTCACGAAGGCGGTCGTGGCAAGACTACTGTCGTTGTCGCCGGGTGATGGTGTTGGAGCGGTCGGGTTACCAGTGAAAACCGGAGAGGCAAGCGGTGCCTTCGCGGTGTCGGAAGGATGCTTGTGATCCTCGCGCGCATACTTTGTCGCCACGCCAACCGCAGCGGTGCCGTCCATCAGCGGTGCAACGGTCGCGGGTGGAACGAGAGTGCTGATCGCGTTCGTTACAAATGCGGTCGTCGCAACACGGATGTCGCTATTTCCTGCAGGCGGTGTCGGCGCGGTCGGGTTGCCGACGAAGCTCGGTGACGCAAGACCAGCTTTCGCATCCAGCGCAGTTTGCAGGCCAGAGACATCGCTGATCGGGTGACCGTGCGCAGACGGCGGGAAGGTCGCTGGCTTGCCGGTGAGGGTGCTCCACGAAGCGGCGGGGCCCGCTGGGCCAGCGGGGCCTTGCGGACCAACCAACGTGCTTTGCTGGACCCACTGCGTCGTGTTGCCGTCGTTGTACCAAATGAAGGTCTGGCCGGTCGAACTCTTCCACCAGAGCGTCCCAAGGGCTGGACTGGGTGGCGGCGTTTCGCTGATAAAAATTCCGCCGCTTGGTCCCTGCGGACCTACGGCACCCGGCAGACCCACAGGGCCAATCTCACCCGTGTTGCCAGTTGGCCCCGTCAGCCCCGGCGGCCCCGGTATCCCCGGCGGCCCCTGATCTCCGGTGTAGATGCTTGTAATCTCATCGGTCGATACTACGGCGACGATCTCGTCCTCTTCCGGGATGACGATGACATCCGGCTCATCAACGACAAGAACAATCTCTTGCGTGTTTTCCATCTGCATCGGCTTGAGCGGGATCATCGGGACGCTCCCGGATTGTTGGTGAAGACGCCGGTCCAGATGCTTTTTTTGGTGCCACCCATTGTCATGACGTTGGAGTGTTCGAACTCCCCCGTCCCCAATCGTTCAAGCTCCTGTTGCAGTATCCTGACCGAGAACGTGCCGTTCATCGGATCGGTCAGGAATATCTCTCCGGTGTCGGTGCCCAGCCGCATCACCGCCACTGCGTCGGACGCCTGTCGGCGCAGCATCATCACCATCTCCGCTCCGGTGATGTCGATGGGAACACCACCGAGTGTCTGATAGCGGAACGACCGATAGAAGTCGGCGTCGTTTTCCACTGTGATGTTGACGATGGACATTGCCAGCCCTCTTCAACGCCGCTTCTGATGTCGGACCTTCGTTGCATCAGCGGTCAGACCAGTGAACGAGGACTGGATGGCGGCGAACGCCGCATCGACCTGCTCGCGCGTGGTGATCGTGCCAGCCTCGATGCCATCCAGTGTGGTGTCCTCGCATTTATAGCAGTTTTGCGCGAAAGCGTTGCTCGCCTCGTGCAGCGCGTCCACGTCAGCCTTGTTGAGCGTGATGAAGCTGCCATCCAAGAGCTTCCACGCAAACGTCGCCCCGGCGTTGGATTGGGTGTAGATGTAAGCCGAGTTGAGCGAACCAAAGGTCAGTGGATCGGTTGACCACAGCAAGCCGTTGACGGTGATGCTACTGGCAACTTTGCGCCGCCGCACGTCGGCTGCGTAGTACGCAAGGTTCGCGAACATTCCAACCGGCCCAATCGCTTGCTGCAGGGCGGCCTCGGTCTGGTTACCGTCCACATCCATCGGCCAGCGTGTCGGGATGTTGCCGCTGCCGAAAAATTGCAGATAACCGGGATCGTCAGTCGTGACGATCTGCTCCAGTGGCCCAGAAAAAACCCGGCCATCTTCCGCAAGCCAGTAGAAGGATCGTGGGTTCGCCGAGCCAGCGCTAAACGCGCCAGCCGTCATCATCGGGGTGATTTGGTTCATCGGTAAGAACCTCCGTTTGCACTGAATCCACCGAGAGTGCCGGGGAAGTAGTAATCACCAGCCAAGTTGCTGTCGATAAAGCCACCCCAGTTGACGTTGTAGTTATACCCGGTCACGCCAGCCCTGCCGTACCAAGTCGTACCCCACGAGCCAATCTGACTGCCGGTGCCAACCGCCGCCGCGAACGCACCGCATGCCATCGGCGCATCAATGAAGATTTCAAGGCCCTGATTGAGATAGCCGATGATGATGGTGCCGCCCTGAGCTGCCAAGACCGTTTGGCAACTGGTACCATTCATATGGAACGGGCTGGCGACGCCGACGCGCCCAGCGGAGGAGATCAGCGCAAGGTCACACTGCCCGAAGGTGAGGCCAGCCATGAGGTTGACAGTGGCGTAATTGAAGGCGACGACGCCGCTTGATCCGGGCCCGATCAGACGGTTGCCGGTCGCCTGCAGCTTCATATAACTAAGGTACAGCGTGTTGTACGAACCGCAGGCCGCCGCCCACTCACTATTCGGAGAGACGTTGCCGTTGATCACGACACCTGTTGGCGTGCCTGTGTCGCCCTCCATATAGATCGGCGGGATCGAATAGAACGGCAACGTGAAGCCGTTGTAGTTGCCAATGGCGATCTTGATGGTGATGGGAATTGGTCCCGGCGAGTACTGACCGGCGGCATTCACCGCACCCTGAATTGTCTTGAACGCTGTGGCAGGCGTGGTCCCCAAGTTGAGGTCGTTGCCGGTCGTACCGTTGACATAGAACGTGAACGGTACTGTCACGCGCTGACGATTGCTGAGACCGAAGATCGCCTTCAGCAACTGTGTCAGATCGGTCGAGGCTGGTGGCAGGCAAGTTTGGTTGTTGAAGTCGATCAACCCACGATCTGCCGCGTACTGGATGACCGCAACAATCTCGCGCTGATCGTGCTCGATGCTCCACGCTGGCGGGATCGAGCCCATCGTTCCGGTACTGGGATTGCCGTTGATGTACGGCGCGTTTGGATCAGAGATGCCGAATGGTTGATTGTACTTCACAGTTTGTCTCCCATTTATATTGGCCAACCGGGCGTAAACCCGGACGGTACAGCGCCGCCGAAACTCGATCCGCCAAAGTTGGCAGTGAACTTATTATTCGCTAGTCCGCCTGATCCGCCGAAGGTGACGACCGGCACCATCGTCCCAGCCGGGATGACAAATCCTCCATCACCTGTCGCTGGGTTTTGATACCCCTCATTATTCCAGAATCCAGCGCCGCGCTTGAACCAGATTTTGCGGTTGTCAAGATCAACAGCAACGCCGACACGTTCGCCAGCAACGAGCGGCCCGCCCATTACTGGCACAAACATGCCGCCACCACCCCACACAGTGCTGGATGCGTACAGCTCGTCGCCAGTGGTCGCGCTGTTGCCCATATTGCTGTAGGTCGAAGCCGTCGTGCAGATACCGACGCCGACATTTGCGCCGCCCGTGATGGCGGTCCACGTCACTTCGAAATAATATTTGCCGGTGTTCTTGCCCGACGCGGTGGCGACGCGCGCACCTTGGTTCGTTGCCGTCGCGCTGTTGTTGGTGGCGATAAGGTTGCCGCCGGAAAGCGTGACGTTGGTCGGCGAACTCCACGTCACCGGCTCCAAGACATCCGTGACCGTGATCGTGAAATTTGTGTTTGCTGTCGCCGGGGTTACGCCGGTTACCGCAACGGCAACCGTGATCGATGGCTGCGTTTCGAAATCGAGGGCCCCGGCAACAGTGAGGTTGCTGCCAGAGATCGCGAACTTGCCGCCGGGGTTGCTGGCCAGAGAAAAGACCGGCGTTCCAGTTGTGTTGACCATGGAGAGCACGCCGACTGTCGTGCCAGCCGCAGAATTTTCCGGGACAGTCGATGCCGAGAGCTGGATAACACCAGCCTCGCTGACGACATTGGTCACCGTGATGGTGATGAGGGTGCTTCCCGCCACCGGCATCACATCATAAGCCATCACCTCGATGACGTGAGAGGTCGCGGTTTCGTAGTCCAGTAATTTGGCGATCTGAATCTGGTTGCCGACGATCTTGAACCTGCCGCCCGCATCGTTGACCAAACTGAACGTCGGAGCGCCGGTATAATAATTCTGGATTTCAAGCGTGCCGACGACGGCTCCAACCGGGGCACCTTCCGAGACTGAGCTTGTGGACAGAACGGTGACCGGAGGATTTTGCATCCCGGAGTAGTCGAAGATGATCTCGGTGTGCGCTGGCTTCCAGCGGTTCAGCAAGCACTCAAGGTCGTCGGCGGTGCCGATGCGCAGATGCGGATCGATGCCGGTTTGCCCCGACGTGACACGAAACCAAATCAGCTTGGCGTCTTGAACATGCACGGTCCAATAGAAGCGATTGCTTTCAGGACCAAGCCCGTACTGCGGCCACTCCGACAGCTCGCCTTCCTTGACGTAGGCGTCGCCGTTTGCGTCCATAATCGGGTTGCCCCACTCATTACGCATGGGCGGGTTGGGCGCACCAGCGGCACCGTAGACGCGCGAGTCGCCGACGCGGTCCATGCCGACAACCCAAACCCGGTACTCGGTGATGGTGATCGTGTAGCCAAGCAGCGCCGCGACATCGATATAAAACTGGCGCGACTGGCCGCCAATCATCGTCATCCGCCGCATCAATTCTGCGATGCGCTCGCCGTAGTTCTGCGGCTCGGTGTAGCAAGGATCGGGCAGGCCCCAGTTGCGCTCCCAATCCGGCAACAGCTCGACGGTGTAGCGCGGGTCGCTCTCGCGCTCCAACAGGTCGGCGGCGCGGCTGTCAACGAAGCCCCAATATTCAGCGAGACCCCTGCAAGCTAGATCGAGCGTCGAGCCGGGATACTTCGGCCACGCCTGCCCCTGCGGGAGCAAGCTCAAAAACGCAGTGCCGTAGTCTTGACCGAGACGACGGAGGTGGCGGTCGCTCATGGCACTGGGTCCGGTGTCTCTTCAAACAACAGCGTGCCAAGCACGGCCATGTGGCCAAGGCTCGGCATGACGTAGTCGTCCGTTGTCACCAGATGGAATGTTTTCACGTTGGGCGCGGACATGATCGCAAACGACACCCACGCCGCGTAGATCGTCGCGCCCGGAGCTGCGTTTGCGTGCAGCATGGAGCGGATGCTCGCCTCGACCGCTCCCATCGCGGTTGCGGGCATGAGGTCGAGGATGGTGATGTCGATGAACTGTTTGATCGGCGCGAGGACGTAGCTGTCCTTGACCGTCACCGGCCTCATGATGTCGATGTAATCCTTGACCGCAATGATGTCCTGCGGCTCAGGCCAGCCGTCGTCCGCAGCGCGCATCTCATCCATCAAAAATCGGACCGTGATGGTGCCGGGGCCCTGCTCTGGCTTGGCCCACGCGCGCGTGACGCCGGGGACTGCGAGCGCCCATGTGACGTAGTCGGCCTGCGCGCCACCCATCGGCGGATTTTGGATACGCTGCAGAATGCGGGTGCGCAGATCGTCGTCGTTCTCGACCTCGACGCCACCCGTGAGGTTGACGACCTCGACGGAGTCAACGCCGGGGGAGACGGTAGCCATCGTCATAAACTCACCGGGCTCCATATTCCCGGCTTGCCCGACAGTGATGGATCGCACCGGCCCCTCAGTCGGCACGGTGCCGATAGTGACCTCTGCGGTTGTCTCGTAATCAGCAGTCCCGCCGGTCAGCCGCGCTCCCAGCGCGATGACGGTGCCGGTCTCCCCGGTAAACAGCACCGTGCCAGCGGCAAAGGTTGCCTGCTTGCGGCCAATGCTGCCGTCCGAATTTTTTAGCCAGATCGCCCCATGCCGGTCGAGCCACTCGGTTTCGGCGGTGTCCGGGAGAAGTTGCAGTGACAACCAGTCAACGTACTGCAGCGTCAGATGGCACAGCCCGCCCTGCGCATCGGACAGAACGCGCAAGACAGAGTTGGGCACGCTCGCGTCCGCGCCCGGTAAACTGGCCCGGATGTTATCGCGGACGAGACCGCGAACTTCTTTAAGGGTGGGGGTTGTCCACGGCACTGGATCAGGCCCTTTCGATGTCGTCCCAGAGAACTTGGAAGCGCAGCTCAACCGGACGCTTCGGCCCGCGATAGAGTATCACCACGGCCCCGACTTGCTCGACGCCATCGCGCCACGCCTCCACGTCGAAGCTGGTCGCGATCAGGTTATCCACAAACGGCTGGATCGCCTCGCTGATGTACTGCTCGACGCGGGTGATGGTTGCGCCTTCGGGGTCTTCCGGCCCGGAGAT